CCAGAAGATGGATCTACTGCTAATAACAAAAGACAAGCATTAGTATCTTTAGGAAGTGTAACGGTAACAACATAATGACATACGACGAATTAGTACAAAAAATTAGAGACTACACAGAAGTTGATGCAAATGTTTTAACATCAACTATTGTAAACGGATTTATTGAAGATGCAGAATTTAGATTACTTAGAGACGTGGATACAGACAGTAATAGAAGATATGTAACTGCTCAACTAGTTTCTGGAACAAGATTTATTGATACACCTGATAATTTATTGATCATTAGATCTGCTCAAATTGTAGATTCTGATGGAGTAGGTGCTTCTAACAATAGAGATTTTTTACAATACAGAGATACCAGTTTCATGTCAGAATTTAACCCTGCTGAATCGACAGGAGTGCCGAAATACTACAGCAACTGGGATCAGAACACAATAGTCGTGGCTCCAACACCGAATGCTACATATACAATACAGTTAAATTATATCTTGAAACCAACTGGATTATCTAGTACAAATACTACTACATATCTAAGTCAAAATTTTCCCAATGGCTTATTATATGCGTGCTTAGTCGAAGCATTTTCTTTTCTGAAGGGGCCAAATGATTTGTTGCAATTATACGAAGGAAAGTATAAACAAGCAGTAGAAGGCTTCTCAGTAGAACAAATGGGAAGAAGAAGACGAGATGAATATCAAAGTGGTGTTCCTCGAGTCGGTGGAAAATAAATAAGGAGATAAACTATGGCAATTACACAAGCACTTGCAAACGCATTTAAAAAGCAACTGTTAGAAGGTGATCACAATTTTAAATCATCTGGTGGAGACAAGTTTAAGATCGCTCTTTATACTTCCTCAGCTACTCTAAACTCAACTACAACCGCTTACTCTGCAACTAACGAAGTTAGTAACTCAGGTCAGTACACAGCAGGTGGTGGTGCATTAGTTAATGGCGGAACTTCAATCGGTTCAGGCACTGGTAAAGGTGTTGCGATTGTAGACTTTGCTGATAGATCATTCACTGGTGTAACGTTGACTGCTAGAGGAGCTTTAATCTATAACACTTCATCTGCAACTACTAATGCAGCTGTTGCGGTTCTAGATTTCGGGGCAGATAAAACAGCTACATCAGGAACTTTCACTATACAGTTTCCAGCTTTCACAACTGCAGCAGCGATTCTAAGAATTTCTGGGTAATACATAGGAGGTAACTTCCTATGGCAACCTGGGGCACGCTTACTTGGAGTACAGGAAATTGGGGGGAGCAAGATAATTCTGATGCTTTTCCTAGCGGGATAGGTGCGTCTTTTTCTTTAGGAACAGTTACAACAGTATCAACTGTAGAATTTGGTTGGGGCAGAGATACCTATGGTGCAAGAGCCTGGGGTTCTCCTAATCAAATTGTAAATCCTTCCGGTATTGAAATGACTGCGTCCGCAGGTTCAATTGATCCTGCACCTGATGCAATGCTAACCGGAATAGCATTAACAGCTGCATTAGGTAATGAAACCGCTTTTACAGACTTAGATATTTCTTTAACTGGTTTCACATTAACAAATGTTTTAGGAAACGAAAGTGCATTTACTAGTGTAAACGTAATACCAACTGGTATTGCAATGACCAATTCTTTAGGTGATGAAACTACAGCTGGTGAAATTAACACTGGTTGGGGAAGACTTACTTGGAATGAAAATGCATGGGGTATTGCAGGTGATTTAAGAGTCACAGGAATTGCCGCAACTGCAGCTTTAGGAAACGAAAGTATTTCAATCGATGTTTCTCCTATACCAACTGGTATTGCAATGACTGCATCACAAGGTGATGAGTCAACAGAAATATCATTTAAAGCAGAACCAACAGGTATAGCTGCAACAGCTAATTTAGGAACAGCAGACGCTGGTCCTGATGCAATGCTAACTGGAATTGGTGGAACTGCTTCAGTAGGAAGTGTTGATGCTTATAACTTAGAAGGTTGGGGACGATACTTCTACGGTCAGTTTGAATGGGGTGCTACTGGTGAATGGGACATTGTTCCTGTAACAGGTATTGCAATGTCAGCAAACCTGGGTAATGAAACAATTACAGGTCATGCAAATTTAACTTTAACTGGCATAGCAATGACAGCTGCTGAAGGAGATATTGATCCTTCTCCAGATGCAACAGTTACAGGTATAGGATTCCAAGCAGCAATTGGTGTAGGAACCGTTACTGCTGGAGCAGATGTAGATACTGTTACCGGAATAGCAATGACAGCTAATCTAGGAACTGCAATCTTAGATGCAAATACTATTTCAAGTCCTACAGGAATCGCGATAACAGCCACTTTAAGTGAGGAAAGTGTTGTTGGAGACGCTACTGCACAACTAACAGGAATAGGGTTGACTATGTCAATTAATTCTGTTAATGCTTTGATTTGGAATGAAGTAAATACCGGTTCAGCTCCAATAGATCCACCGGGTTGGGTAGAAGTGCCAACAAGGGCTGCATAATGAGTTTGACACAAACTCAATTTTTTAGTAAATTAACGACAATAAGGAATTTAAATTATGGCAAATTCAACATCAGCTAATTTAAAATTAACAGTCCAAGCAACTGGTGAAAACTCAGGAACTTGGGGACAAATTACAAATACAAATTTATTAATTTTAGAACAAGCAATCGGTGGTTTTACAACTTTTAACTTAACTAACGCTAACAGATCTTTAACATTTACTAATGGTGCATTATCAAATGGTAAAAATGATGTTATTAAATTAACAGGAACGTTAGCAGCAAACAGAACAGTTAGTATTCCAGATTCAATCGAAAAAGTTTATCATGTTCAAAACGCATGTGATCACGCAGGTTACACTTTAACTTTCAAAACATCATCAGGTACAGGTGTTCTTTTATGTGAAGGAAATAATTATGTATTATATTCTGATGGAACAAATATTGTAAAACTTTCTGAACAAAGAAACTGGAGAGTGGTATCAGCAGCAGAAACAGTTCAAGCTGGTGCTAAACTTTTAGTAAATACAAATGGTGGAGCTGTAACAATTACGCTACCCGCATCACCTAGCACAGGAGACACGGTATCATTTGTAGACCAAGGGTATGATTTCAATACTAACGCGTTGACTATCGGAAGAAATGGTTCTAATATAGCTAACGATGGATCTGATCTTGTTGTTAATACACAAGGTGCAGCGCTTGAATTAGTGTATTCAGGTGATGCTACAACAGGATGGACTTACACGGAGAAATAATATGTCAAATTACGAAGCTACAAAATACAATTTCGATGGAGCAAACCTTACAGGTATCGAAGGAATTCCTACAGCAACTATTGTGCCGTGGTCTTCTTCTTCAGTACCATCAGGTTTTTTAGAATGTAATGGAGCAAACGTCTCAAGATCTACTTATGCAGATTTATTTGGAATCATAGGGACAACTTACGGATCTGGAGATGGTTCATCTACTTTTGGACTACCAGATCTACAAGATAACGTAGCTATTGGAAAATCTGGAACTAAAGCCTTAGCATCAACTGGTGGAGCAAATACTGTTGCTGCTTCTGGTAACGTTGGAGGATCAACAGCAAACGCTACTTTGACAACAGCACAACTTGCATCACACTCACACTCAATTAACCCATTAGATAACCCGATAGGTGGACCGGGAGGTGGAGAAACAACTAGACCTCAAAATGCTTTGGACTCAGACAATCACCCTAACACTGCTAACCAAGGTAGTGGAACAGGTCACTCACACAACATGAGTGCAACTTTTAGTGGTACTGCAACTTCTGTTGTGCAACCTTATTTAGCAGTAATTTATATTATTAAAACGTAGGAGAAAATATGGCAACGAACGCAAATTGGACAGTAGTATTTGACGACAAAATGATCATCAAACAAAGTGGTGATGGTGCCGGTCCATATATTATAACAGGTGAAGATTCTTTTTGGAGTGATTCTAAATGGTCAAACATTTGGGCAATTCAATATAAAAATGACGACCATGATTACAATGATTCAGTAGAGTATAGAGATGAAACTCCTCATGCTACTTGGACAGCAGCTAACTTAGGAGATTTCTCAACTCAATTTATTGCAAAATGGGATGCAGCTCACTTAGCTAGATTACAAGCTGATTGGGATGCGAATAATGTTGATGGAGAAACTGAGTCAGAAAAAATTTCTAGATTAGGTGCAAGACCTACATCTTATTCATCTTAATAGTAAATTTATTAGGTAAATTAACACGATCATACGCGTGATTAGCGTATGGACCATTTTGATTTACGTAATGAAAGAACGCTTGAGCCAACCCCTCACCCTTGTATATTCCTGGTCTACCATGAGGTTGATCACAACCAGCATATAGTAATCCATCTCCTTCTTCTATTTCAAACGTAGAATCTTCAATTGTTAGAGGCCACTTATCATATTTTTTTATACATGCTGTAATAGATATTTCACAAGATGGTCTATCAGTATGAGTAGGTAATGTTCCGCCAAAAACATAATATCTCCAATATGAAAAAGTAGGAAACAATTTTAAATTAGATTGTTTTTCTACAAGAGGTAATTTTAAATCTAATATACTTGTCATTAATGGATCTTTGTAAAAAGCAGGTGAAAAAGTTTGAAGATCCATAGTAAAATCTTTAGACCAGTCTAACTTAAAATAACAATATTTTTGAAGAATATTTAATTCTTCTTTTGAAAAAAAATTTTTTATTAATTTATAATTTACTGGAGCCATGCTACTATACTATATCTAGTTCCTTTTGTTATGGGTTCGATTTTATGTGGATACATAAAATTACTAGGAAAAAAAACAATGGATCTTTCTCCAAGTTTTAACCTTTTTACTTCATTTGACTTTGGATCTGTAAAAACTAAATCTCCTCCTTCATAATTATTATTAAGATTAATTATAATACTTAAATGCCTAGACACATTGCTAAAATGATCTACATGTAAATTGTACCTACCACCTGGTGAATATTTCAACAAATCTATTTGATTTATTTTATTGCTATGCATTTGAGGGAATTTAATTTTATAGAAAAAATAAAGTCTTTCTATTTCTTTTTTTATGCAATTAAAATAAAAAATATTAGTAGGTGTGTTAGGTTTTAAAGAATACCC